TGAAGTTGTTGGTGTTACACTGGTTAATGATCCTCCACCTGACGAATAAGATCCTGAATCAGAAACTTCGTTAGATGTGGTAAAAGCAGTGGTTGAAGCATCTAGAGAGGCAGAACTTGTGTACAATGCAATTTTAAAAGTATCTTGTCCATTGGTAAAGTTATGTCCTTCAACAAGTAATTCTTGTTTAAAACTTGTGCATACAGCTTGTGTTATAGCCATGTTTATTCTCCTCTAGTATTTGTTTTAACAGACTGCATAGGGAACTTAAGTTCTCCATGCAAGTATTCATCTCGTCTGTGTCTTCCAGTTTGCTCAACTATAAGCTCCTGCATAGCACGTTGATAAGATTGTTCGTATAATTGCAGCATTTCAGCTGGGCCCTTCAAGAATTTGAAGGCTTCTGCAAGACATCCATAAAGCAATGCCATTGGGGCATTGTCACCTATCCAAGAGGTAGTGTTAGAACTAGACAGTCTTGTTGGTAATCTAGTAATTCCTAACTCAACGTTATACGCTGAATCCGGTGTAGGAGCAAGATAAATTGTGTTTTGATCCCACCATGACCAATATTTTGGAGTGCCTGTAGCAGTTCTATCTGGCCAATATTCATTCATGTAACTTAAATCACGATGCTCAATAAAATCTCTTGTTGGCGTGCCTGAAGCAGGCCATATGTGAACTGTTCTTATTGTAGCAAGCGATGTTGGATCTGGTGATGTTCCTCCGGGTAATGATAAAAATGGATTACTTGATGTAAGAGTAGCTGCTTGGTGTGATTTAAAAGCATCTAAATCAGCTTCTTTTAATATTCTATTTTCTGTGTGTTCTATAAAATCATTTGTAATTGTAGATGTTAACACATCAGTGCTTGTTTCTGTGTAATCTAAAATTTGTTGGGTAAGTTGTGAGTACGTAGTCATTAGTTACTTAATGTTGCTGGACCAGAAGACGTTTGTCCTCCACCTCCACTTCCTGTTATTGAAGGTGCTGTTGATACAGTAAATGTATAAAAATCATCATCTGTTTTTGTTATACTAAATCCAGATGATACCTCTATTTCTGATTTAGATGCACCAAATAAATTACCGGATACAGTTCTAAACCTAACTGTGTCACTAGTAGATCTTTTATGATCAGGTTCAAATACTGTTACTGTTGTGCTAGAAGCTGTAAATCTAAATGGATTTAATGGCAACAATCTTTCTGTTGCATTTTCTGTTCTTGCAGGTCTTGGAAATTGTAATGCTATTGCATCAGGTGCGTGTTTGTTGGGTCTGTCCTGTGGTGTTTTAGGTTCAAACTCACTTTTGTGTACACGTGCTCCATTCCATTCTACAACCATTTCGCTGTATGGATATTCCATACCACTGCGGTCAGAAATAAATTTAGCGTGTTTACCTGTTGCGTAAGCCATTTAATTTACCAATCAGTTTTATTTTTACTAGACCAATGATACTTACCACCTTTAGTAGCTGCACCCATACCTTGAACTGTGCCGTGTATTTCACCTTCTGCAATAGAAATAGTTTTTTCTTTTTCTTTTGGTTTAGCAGCAGGCACAGGGTTAGTACCTCTATGACTCCAATTACTTTTTACGCCACCAGTGGATCCACTAGCGTTAGTAGTTTGAGTATTCCAATTTTTGTTACTCATTCTTCCTCCTTTTTACATTCACAGTTACCACATTGGCACTGTCCTCCACAACACGAACCGCCATTACTACAATGACATTCATGATCGCAGTGTTTACATATTGGCATATTACCTCCTATGGTGTGTACGCCCGTGCTGGTTCAACTCTAAAAGAAACTCTTTCTCTATCGTTTTCAGAAGCACGCTTAAACTCTTCATCATACACCGCTTTTAAATTTGCACTTAACATCGGTGCTCTTTTTAAACTTATATAGTATGCTAAACCCGCAGTCAAACATGGAAGAAAATAGAAAGGAACGTCAGCTTCGTTTGTGTAACTACCTGCATCTTCTATTCTTGCTAGATAAAAATATTTGAATATGTATGCTTTGTCTGGGCTAGGATATAAAAACAATGTCATATCGTTTGCTGGTCTACCACTACTAGAGGAATCTCCAGTTGTAACTGTGCCAGGAACTAAAGCAAATTGTGTTGGTCTTGCATCACCTGTAGATGAATTTTCTTTTTTACTTAAATTCATATATTCAGTTCTAGATATTCTATTCATAGTAACATCTGTTGTGCTACTATCTCCTTCTAAATTAGAAGTTGCGCCTGTTGTAGTTGTTACAACAGCATCTACTATATCTACAACTTTTTGATCAATTGAATAAAAATTAGTGCCTGCTGTTAATGTTTGTGTTGCATATGTTATGGTCCATAAATTTAAACCACGATTTGCCCACTCTGCTAACATCAAATTCATAGATCTTCTAGCAGTTTTTAAATCATAACCACTACGAGTTTCTAATTGACATCTCTCGTATGCCTCTTCTATTATTTCTTCAATCGAAAGATTAAAGGTTTGTGTGCCTGAATAAGCCATTTAAACCTCTAATAAATTTTTTGAAATTCAGCTATAACTGTATACATGTTGCCGCCATCAGCAGTGCCAGGCACAACAAAGTTAACATCACTTTGATTAGTATTACTAGATTTGTCTGCTGGTATACCACCAAATTCTCTAAAATCCCAATAACCTGCACCAGTTAAACCAATAATAGGAATATCTCCATCATCGTCTTCTTCATCTAAACGTGCGTAAGAATCTCCTCCATCGCCACCTTGACAAGAATACCAAACTCTAAGTAATCCTAAATGTGCAACAGCTGTTCCGTCTGCTCTAGCATCCATTGCTGAAACATCACCAAAAACTGTTGTTCCACCTGTTCCATCTGATTGATTGACTATTTTAATTGTAACGCGAGCGTCATTTTGTTGTAGGATAGTCGGTCCTGTAACTGTATCTGCCATGTTCCCTCCTTAATCAAGAACTGTGGGGCCGAAGCCCCACTTGTTTATTTATTATTCGTATACGTTTCTGCTCATGCAAATGTAATGAGTAATTAGTGCTTCAGCAGCACCTGCGTTTGCTTCAATTCCGTTGTAAGGAATAAAGTCAACATCATTAGTTAATGCATTTGATTTAGCTGCTTGTACACCAGGTTGAACAGCAGTAACTGCTGTGCCCCCAGTAGAACCTGCAGTAGTTGCAACGTTATACTGTACACCGTTTACAAAGATAGCAGCTTTTCTATCACTGTCAATTTCAATTTTTAAGTGATAAATTGTGTTTGCTGCCACAGTAATTGGTAATTGACTGATATAATCAGTTCCACCAACACTATGTACAAAGTGTAATTTAGTAAAGTCAGTAAACGCTTGACCTGAGTTATCTGCATCAGTTAAAAACTGAAAGTACGCTTGGTCATCATCAGTTGCAAGTTCTGGAGCATTTGTTAATTTTAGTCCAGCCCAAACATTCTGGTTATCAATAGCTGGTAACTGAATAGATGTTTCCCAATGTGTTTCATTTTCTGTTCCCCATAGACAACCTGCCCACGCTGTTGCAGCAGTATCTAAGTGAGGTGTAAGGATAGCTTGGTCTTGATCTGCACCAGCAGTTGTTGCTTTAACTCCGCCAGAAGTTCCAGCAAAAGTACATAATGCAGTAGTCATGTTAGTTCCAAGTGCTTCCCAGTTTCTATTCAAAGCTCTTTGAACTTCAACTGTTGATACTTGGTCAATGTTAGCGTTTAGACCTGGTCTTTGTAAAAACCATTCGTCTAGGTAAACTCTTCTAGCATCTTTAGCTGTTGTACCTAAAGTTCTATCATGCTCAACGCCTGTTGAAGCAGTAGTGCTATACAATTTAAAATCATTTTTGGATCTTACCGGACCCTGAAAGCTTGTTTTAGCCATAATATTCTCCTCGGTCATATAGACCAATCGTTACACAGTCTCTATATCGTCTGCCTAGTCAGTCTGTATAACTTATTGTACTAGGTATAGTGGGGCACACAATGTGCCCCACTAAAAGATTTACGCTCCTGGTGAACCAAAGATACCTCTCCAGTCAGAGAACCCAAACGAGTATCTCTCTCTAGCTTTGTATCTAACATTACCAGTGTCGAAGTCACCTTCCATTGCAGTTCTAATAGGAGACCTAGTGAACATTTTTAGTCCATTAGGTGCATCTGTTTTTAGAAAAAACGCATCAGTATCAGTTAGGAAGTTGTTTACCACATATCCTTGTGGCACCATTCCCATGTTTCTAATTGCGTTTAAGTCATTATCAGCTGTTCCTACTCTACCTGCAGATTTCATTAACCTTTCAGCAGTAAATTGAAGGTTTACAGGAATAATCATTTTTACTCCTTGAAGAGCAATTTTCATTCCTCTTTCATCCTTCATACCAGCAATATCAATTAACATCTGCTCAAGCGAAGTTTCGTTTAAGTCAGCTGAAGTTG